TCAGCGTACGTCGCCCGGCTCACGCCCAGGGCCTGGGTTTTTTTTCATCGCATGCGCCACCCCCTCAAGATATGCCGCCTCCAGCGCGGCCTTGAGGATCCAGACGGACACATCGTGAAAATCGAGCCGGTCGGAGCGGCGCTCCTCCAGGGTCTCGATGCGGCAGTGCTCAAGCGCGATGCGGGCGATGGCCTTTTGGGCCTTGGCTGGGAGTTTGGTCGTTTTCATGCTCAGGCCGTCACGTTGTTCGCATGGCTACTGCGGCGCTCCAGCCATCAGTGCACGGTCCGCATCAACCACCCCGCGCAGCAGCACTACTTCTGCGTCTCGCCGCGCAACAACTGCTCTGAGGTCTCCGACCACTGCAACGCCTTCGACAAGCTGGGCGTCGAGGGCTGAAAGTCGATCCGCGACACCGCTGCTGGCAGCGGCGCAGGCTTGGGCCATCGCGCTGTAGGTGGCGGCTCTGCGGGCCTGGTCGAGGCGCAGCCGCTCAACGCGAGCAAGGTCAGCGCGGTGCAGAGCATCGCGCACGGGTTGAGACGTCGTGAACGCATCGGATACCTCCTGGGTTTGTTGTGCGTGGGTGGATTCCTTGGCGGCGGCTTGCTGCTCTACTTTGAGCGCCGCCGTGGCGCGCTCTGTGGCCGCTTGGGCCGTGCTGGTCTTGAGCTTTTCGTGCGCCACTTGCTCGGTGTGCAGCCGCCCGGTTTGCACCAGCAGCAGCACGCCCAGCGCCAATGCCAGGGCCTGGAAGCCGTAGGCTTTGATTTTGTCGAAAATCATGGTTGCACACCTTTTTCGCAGATTTCCGCATTGGCCAGCCCGCGCATTTGCAGCCCAGGCAGCACTGTGGATACGCCGCTCACCGTGCCCCGGGCCCACTTTGGGTTCTCGCGGCAGGCGCCTGCTGAGTCGCCAGCCAGCAGCTTGCGCCGCATCGTGGACCCTGCCCAGGCCCCGCGGCCTTTGTTGTGCAAAAAGTCGAGCACGCTGGCCTGCACCCACACGCTGTGCTCGGCCCACTTGGGCACATCGGACTCCATGTGGTTTTCGTACTCAAGGTACAGCGCACGCTCAAGCCGGAAGCAGTCCGAGGGCGTGTAGTAGCGCCCCCGCAGCACGGCGGCGCCGGTGATGCCGTTGCACACTGTCAGCGGCTGGCCTTTGCCAAGGCGGTCTACATACGGGGTGCCGATGTGCTTGTAAGAGCTCTCGTAGTACGCGGCCATGACCATGGCCAACTTCACGGCGTCGGTCGCCACTTTGTCTTGCGCCACCGCCTGCACGTACTGGTTTTGCAGCAGCGCCTGGGTTTCGCGGTCCGCGTGCATGTAGGCGGCGCCGCCACCGCCCATGGCGATCATCAGCGCTGCAATGCCCGCGCGCAGGTGCGGCGGGACTTTACTGGGTGCGGTTGACATCGTTGATTGCCTCCTGCATGTTTTTTTGGATGAGCAGCCGCGCCCAGATGGAGCCGATGGACGCCGCCATGCTCAGTCCTACAAAAAGGTACGGCGGCACGCTGGGCAGCACAAAGGGCATGGCAAGCTCCAGCCCCATCAGCGCCACGGCCAGGGCCGACAGGCGCACGCTCCACGCTTTGCGCAGAACGCTGCGCCAGTTCTCGCCCACATAAAGTTGTGCGGTCACTTCAGCCCCCCTTGAAAAAGCACCTTGAACAGTGCGGCCAGCGCAGTCCACCCGCCCAGGGCGTACACGATGCCGCCCAGCGTCAAAAAGAGCCCCAGCTTGCGCACCACGCCCAGCAAGCCGCCCAGCACAAAGCGCCCGGCGTGCTGCGTGGCTTGCTTTTGCAGCACGCTCAGGCCTGCGGCCCAGAAGGCGGCGGCGGTGTCCTCGGTCATCGCGCTTTTGAGGCCCGTGGCCACGGCGCTGGCGATGCGCTGCTCAAGGTAAGAGATGGTTTCGTCCGTCAAGCGGACCTCTGCGGGGCCTTTGCGGCGTTCGGGGTCTGTCATTGCGGCCCCCTCCAGCGCAGCACGCTGGCCGTGATGTTGACCACCATGGCCGCGCTGCGCCCCCAGCGCCGCACCAGGTCGAGCTTGTGGCCGGTGTTGACGCGCAGGCACAGGCCCGCACCGATGGGGCGCACCAGGCTGAGCTGGTACACCGGCCCATTGCGCCGCACGCACCAGCCCGCGTGGTCGCGGTTGGTGGCGGGGTCGCCCCAGGTGTCGGCATCCAGCAGGTCGGCAGGCTGCACGGCATAGCCCAGGCTTGCCGCCAGGGCGCTTGCCCGGTTGCGCAGGCCCAGCCACACAAAGCGCGCATATGCGCTGCGCGGGTGGTGGCCGGGGGCGTAGTAGGCATCGCCGTCGTACGCCGGGGCGCCGTAGGGCACGGCCACCTCCCCGGGCCGCTCGTTGCCCACCACGCGCACCCACTCCCCTGCCCGCTGCACGGCCCAGCCGTCGCCGTTGATGCTCACGTCGTTGTCCCACCAGCGCGCCCAGCGCGGCAGCGCGTTGGCCGTGCGCGGGGTCTGCAGCAGGGCAATGGGCACCACCAGCGGGGCCAGCAGGTCGGCGGGCAACATGAGCAAGCCGCGCGCGGCGGCGCGCAACAGACTGATGGAGCCGCGCCACTTGTGCTGCGCAGGCAGGGGCAGCGCGCACAGCAGCAGCACGGGCACAAGGTTCCACGCGGCCACTGCGGCCGCAGCACAAAGCAGGAGGTGCAGCATTACAAAATCTCCCACGTGGCGCCGGTGTAAATGCACGTTACCGCGTAGCCTGGCTGCACCAGCATGCCCAGCTGCGCGCCGCCGGGCAGGTTGATGCGCAGCCAGCCCGCCGTGCCGGTGTGCTTGACCGAAAAGCCCCGCCCCTCTTGCACGCCCGAGCCTGGCAGCTCCACCGCACGGGTGGCACCGGCGGGGTCCAAAAACTGGTAGGCGCTGCTTACGCTGGTCAGCAGCACGTCGGCCGTCAGCACCTCTGTGTGCACAGTGCCCAGCGCGTTTTGAGCGGTGGCGGCAGCCAGGGCAGCGGCCTCGGCAGCGGCCTGGGCGGCCTCGATCTGGGCTAAATACGTGCCAAGCTGCGTCAGCTCGCCGGGCGTGATGGGGAGTTGTGTTGCCATAAATTGGACCCAGGTCAGTGGCGTAAGCAGGTCTTCGACCACGCCGGTAAAAGAGGGGTAGCCAGACAGGCTGATAGAGCAGCGATAGCTGGTAGACACGTGGCCGCGTGTGTTGGGCCACAACTCCACGGCAAAGACGCCATCGGCATCGGTACGCGCGGCCACGCTGCCCACGGGGTGCTCGAACGTGATGGCGTCCCACACGTCTGCCAGCTGGCCCGAGGCGCCGATCAGCTCAAACACCACCATCACACCGGCCAGCGGCGCGCCGCTGGGAGTGCACAGCGGTGCACTGGCATTGGTCAAGAGGCGGGTGGTCAGCATCACAAGCCCTCCGGCTGCACGATGTGCACGCCCAGGCGCGCAAAGGCCTCAAAGGGCTCCTGCGCGCTTACGTCAATGCTGGCCAGCAGCGCCTCGATGTATGCCAACGGCACAGGCATGCCCAGCTGCGCAGCCAGCTCCACTACCTGCGCCGCATTGCCGGGGCGCGTGGTCGTGGTGGTGGTAGCCGTGGGCTCGCCGCTGCTGTCCGCACCAAACGTGGTGGTCAGCGTGGTCAGCGGCAAAAGGTCGGCAAACGCGGGCGATATGCCCCCCGAGCTAACGCAAAGCGTGGGCACTTGCGAGCCCTGCGGCGCCAGCAGCGTGGTGAGCATGCCCACCCCGGCCTCGGGCGAAAACGCAGCGCACAGCGCCTGCGCCATGCCCTGGGCGGCCACCGGGGCAATGATGGTGCGAAAAACCGGGGCGGTCATAGCGGCATCCTCATGTCTTGGGCAGTCAAATGCTCCAGCGCGGCAACGTCTTGCTCCGTGTAGGCCCCGCCGCGCAGGGTGAGGCCATAGAAGCGGACGTTGGAATAAAGGCTGGACGCGTTGCGGGCAAACAGGTTGACGGTATGTGCGCCGTAGTTGCCGGTGCCTTGGTCCGCCGCGCTGGTAGTAGGCACACCGTTCACACGCAAGGTGCAACCGTCGGCGCCGATGTCGCCCAGCCCCGTCAACACCCGATGCGCCGGGGCGGCATGGCCTGAGTCAGACACCACCACCGCTGATGCGCTGCCACGGGATGCAAAGCCCACACTGGGCCCGGCCGAATTGGGCGCTGCAAGATAGACGGCCCCCACAGGGAGGGAATTCCCCAGCTCGCACACGACCCCTACGGCCGCGTCGCCGAGCTTAGTGACGCCAGCGCACACAAGGAGCTTGTCTACAGCCGTGAGATCGAGCGGCACCACGGACTGCATCGCATCGTCTACGGCGTCGGGTTTGAGGTACGTGGGAAATTTTTCGGGGGAGTCGTCGTAGATTCCAAAGGGGTCGACCCTCTGGTGCGGCAGGTGCGCATCGCAGGCAAGTGTCAGTGACGCCTGCTCAAAGCTAAAATCGCCAGACCCGGGACCCCCAGCGCCTACACCGAGATAGACAAAAGAGAGTGGGGAGCCTCCGGCGCAGGAGGCATCAATCGTAATAGTATGCACACCCGGGCCAATTTCACTAGCGGCAACGCCATCCACCTTGGTCGATTGCGTGTATCCAGTAGTGCTAATTCGCAGGCCCAGGTACGCCACAGTGTCCACATGCACGGTGCCCCCGTAATTCGTGACTTTGACAGTGAACCGGTACGTCGTGTTGGGCGCCCATGTAACAGGAGCGCGAATAGTGCTACGTCCTGCGGACGCAGCGAACCGATGAAGCCCGCCATCAACAGTGTGGCTGTAGGTGCCGCTCATAACGTGTATGAACCACCCATCAGGTGGTGTGCCGGGCGTGCCACCCGCACCGCCCGTCATATCAGAACCCACGAGCAAATTCACCCGCCGCGACACCCTCGTCCGCTTCGGCAGCGTGGCCTGGGCCGCATGCACGCCGTTGCCAGACAAATCCAGCATCGTGTGTACAAACTGCTCCATCGCAGTCACCGGCTGCTCCAGGGCCGCGTCCTGGAACAGGCTCGACAGCACTGCCGGGCGATAGCACAGCCCGGGCTGGCCTGCGGCAAACACATGCTCCCAGCGGGGCCCGGCGTCGGCGGGCAAAATGTACTGGCCGGGGCGCCACAGCTGCAACACGTTGTTGATCAAACTCATGGTGTGCTCCTTTACTCAAACCACACAAAACGCGCCCAGCCGCCGCCACCCGCGCCGCTGGCGACCGTGTACCCGTCGTGGTTGGTAGTCACCACGCGCAAAGCGCCGCCACCGGCCCCGCTGTTGGCTGCGGCCGCGTACCCGGTAACGTTGGCCGTAAGGGTGCTGATGGTCTCGCTGCGGCCGTTGCCGCCACCGTCCACAGCAAGCTGGTTGGTAGGTACCTCGGGGCAACTGCCGCCACCGCCGCCGCCCCGCCCGTCCAGCCCACGGCCGCCGCGCAGATCCAGGGCGGAGCTGTCCACGCTCGAAAATCGGCTGGCACCCAGGCCGCCCAGGCCATCGCCGCCGCGCCCGGTTTGGGCCGTGCTCATGGTGTAGCCCCTGGCCCCGCCCTTGGCCACCAGAGCGCCCACAGTGGTATCGCCGCCGTCGGTGCCGTCCAGCGCGGCGGCGGTGCCTGTGGTGACCGGGGTGCCGCCCGCGCCAATGGTCACAACCACAGGGGCGGTCAGGGTCAGCACCTCCGACCGCCGTTGCCCAGCACTGCCGCCGCTGGGGTATGCGGCGGCGCTGCTCACGTTGCTGACCAACCCGCCGCTGCCGCCGCCTGCCAGCCACTCCACCAGCACCGTGCCGCCCAAGGCCAACAAGCGGGTGCTGGGCGTGAACGTGCCCGAGGCCAAAAACTCTTGTGTACGCAGCTTGCCGCCGCCTACAAATTCGCTCAAATTGCTCATGTAGGGTCTCCGGTTATGCGATGCACCACCACGCTTGCGTGGGGTCTTTGTAGCTGCACACCAGCGCAATGCCGGTCATGGGCAGGTCTAGCACCAAGGGGGCCGTAACGCCCTGGATTCGTATGCCCGCCTCGGGCCGCGAGATGGTGGGCAAGTGGGGCGCGCCCCAGGCCATGTGCGTGTTGATCAGCTCGATGCGATCGCCCCGCTCTGTGTCTGCAATCAGGGGCAGCGGCAGGTCCAGGGCGCCCGCAGTGGTGTCTACGTCGTACACGGCCCCGGCCTGCAGCGGCGTGGCGTTGATGGCGGTCAAGGTGCGGGCACGGCCCATGTCGCGGGCAAGCTCGCGGCTTGCCCATACGGGCTGCCAGTTGGTAGTGTCGGCAGAGGGGTCGATGGTGCCTGCGCCCGCCACTTTGCGGCGGTAGCTCACGTAGTTGGCCGGGCTCCACGCCATGGCGCCTTGCGAATAGGTGGTGCCGCTCACCCACTTGGTTACGCCAGCGGCAAAGGCCGCTTGTGTCGCTGCGGCCTCGGCCGCAAGGCGGGCCAGGTCGGCATCTTCGGCCAGCTCGGCGGTGGCAAGCTGCTTTGCGGTCACGTCTTCTTGCAATGCGTTGGCCTGCTCAGTAAACGTGTGCATGGCTGCAACATGCGCGAAAGACTTGTTGGCAAAGTCGGCCCGCGAGTCGGTGGGCGCGGGCGCGGGGGGTAGGGGGTCAATGGGCATCAGGTCACTCCGAGTAGGTCTAGCTGCACGGTGGATTCCGTGGCGTTTGCAATCAGGGTTTCAAAACTTTGGAAGAAGCCAAAGATCACGGTGGACTCGTACAGCGTGCTGCCGATGTAGAGGCACACGTCGGCGTCGATTTCGTCCATGGATTCCTGCATCGCGTCCACTTCGTTGTTGCGCAGCACCAGCTCGAAGCTGGCGCGCTTGGCGCTGGGGCGCTTGAGCAGCTCGATGTCGCCGTACTCGTTCACCTCGCGGCGGCTGTACACCTGGCGGCCCACACGCGCGCCGTAGGTCACGCCAATGCCCCAGGTGCGCGGCGGGCCAAACAGGATTTGCGCCACGGCCATGCCCGCGCGGCCCACCAGCTCAAGGTGCAGCGTGGCGTTGGGGAACGAGGGCACATCGTCAAACAGTGCCAGCGTTGCGCCGCCCTTCCAGTCGCCAAAAAAGAACTCCCACCAGTCTGCTTGCACCGGCAGCGGCGAGGGGGTTTTTGTGGAGTCGTACACAACGCCGTACACCGGGTCGTCAAGCCACAGGCGAATGGTTACGCAGTCTCGCAGCCCCATGGCCGCCAGCATGGGTACAGGCTGGCCGGGCAAAAAGCTGTAGGTGATGCTGGTGCCCTGCTCTGTGCTGCTGCTGGCCGCGCGGTCGAAAGCGCGCCAGCGGTTGGTGGCGCGCAGGCGCACCCATTTGTCGGGGTTGAGGTCTGGCGGGTTGCCCAGGTTGCCTGCGGCCTGGCTCTCGTAAATGCTGTGCGTGGCCAACAGCATGACCAGCGCGCCAGCGGCGTATGTGGTGTCCACGGCCCACACGGGGGCGTCGGCCTCGGGCACGTTGCTGGCAGTGAGAATGGCGTCTGTCACCGCCTGCGGCCGCAGGATCATGAGGCCGCTCATACTGCAGCCCCTTCGCGCGCCTGCGGCATGCCGCCCAGCTCCCAGCGCTCCAGCAGCTTGGCCGGGCGCAGCGCAGTGCGCTGCTGTGCCAAATGCTCGGCGCTTTGCTGGGTGCGCAAGGCCACCACTTCGGCGCGCAGGGCGCGCAGCTCTTGCACCACCGTGCCAGCAGCGCCAGCGCGGGCGGCGGCAGTGTTGTGGGCCTTGGGCACCACGGCCTCGCCCTCGTGCAGGTAGGCCAGGCCGTCAGCGGGCACGTAGTTGGTGCCCTGCTCGTACTTGGGCAGGGAGTTGTGCACGTAGGGGCTGGCGGCCCAGCTGTCGGTATACCGGTAGTCGGGCACGTAGTTGGGGTCTTGCCCACGCGGGTTGCCTGTGCCCGGCAGGGGCGTGTTGCTGTACCAACCGGGGTAGCGGGAGTCCACCGTGGCCTCGGTCCAAGGGGTGTACACGGGGGTTGCGTCCCACGTGTTCATGTAGCGCCCGGTATCGCGCGGGTCGTAGCCGGGGGCCGTCATGGCGTACATTGCGGCGCGGTGGGCGGCGTCGGTTTGGGCGGTGTAGTTGCGCTTGGTTTCCTCCAGGCTGCCAGCAAGCCAGCCACGGGTGCGTGCAAGGTCTACGGATCCTGTGGCCGTTCCACGGCTGGCTTCTTCGATCAAACGGCTCAACTCCGGCAGGCGCTCCAGCGCTTGCTGGTCACCCGCGCGGGCGGCGGCGGTGTCGGTCACAAAGCGCGCCATCAGCACTTCGCGGGTGACGGTGGAGTCCTGCACCATCATGCCGCGCAGGCGCTTGATTTCGGCGTCAATCGAGTCGGTCAGGTCGCCCATGGCATCGGCCATGCCGCCCGCGCTGCTGCTGGCCGTACCCATGGCCGTGCTCGCGCTTTGGAAGCCGCCGGTAACGTCCCAAGCATCGCCTGCCAGGTCGCCAAAAAGCCCACTGATGTCCGAGATTTGTTGCTGGATGCCAGGGTCGCTGAGCAGCGCCGCAAACGACGCCATGAACGCCTGCGCCTGCGCAATGGTGGTGGCTACCGCCACGCCCGCCATGGCCCCGCCTTGGGCCATGGCCGCCCCGGCCGAGGCACCGCCCGCTGCCATGGCCCCGGCAGCCGTGGCACCGCCCACCGCGCCCCCCGTGGCTACGCTGGCACCGGCCAGCGCACCGCCCGTGGCCATGGCCGAGCTGGACGCCGTGGCGCCCACCAGCAACCCGTCAATGAGAGGTCCCACTACCGAGGCCATCAGCATGTTGGCCAGGCCCTGTGTCATGGCACCCATCAGGCCATCGGTGATGCTGCGCTCGAACCGTTCGCTGGCCATGGCGCGGGCTTCGTCCGCGCTGTGTGCCTCGCGCAGCACATCGTCCAATATGCCCTTGAGGCTGTCGGCGCTCACGCCCATGGCTTGCTCCAGCGCGCCCATGCTGCCAATGGCCTCGGCAAACGCGCCCGATACGCCCAGCAGGGCCGCCACAGCGTCGTCGCCCGCCGGGCCCAGGGCCAGTTGTGCCTCCAGCATTTGCCGGAAGCCCGCTGCGCTGGTGGGGGCCTCAAGGCCCAGGTCGGAAAACACTTTTTCCACTTCGCGCAGCTGCGCGGCGCGGCGCTCTGTGGTGCTGTAGTAGTTGGCAAAGTAAGTCGCGGCCTGGGCGTCAAAGGCTTCGTGCCCGCCGGTCTTGTCGATCAGCGCGCTGGCACGGTCGCCGCCCGCCAGCGAGGCCTCCAGCACCGACACGCCCAGGCGCTCAAACCAGCCGTTGGCAAGCTGCAGGCTGGTGGCCAAGCGGGTGAGGGTGTCGATGGCTTTTTCGCCGTCGCGCGCAAACTCGCTGGGGGTGTAGGTGCTGGAGGTTTCGTCAACGGTCTCGGTGCGGTACGCATCGGCGCCCGCTTCCATCTCCTGGAACGTGGCCGCAATCACTTGCTGCACCTGCGCCGATACGGTCTCCCACGTGCCAATCACTTGCTGGGCCAGGTCGTTGTTGGCCGTGGCCAGCGCCTCTTGCAGCTTTTTTTGCGCGTCCGCATCGCTCAGTCCGTGGGTCGAGAGCTTGATGCTGGAGGTGTAGCCCTGCAGGCGCTCGGTGCTCAGGCCCAACACGTCGGCAAAGTCCTGCACCTGCTGCTTCATGGCCTTGAAGGAGTCGCCCAGTACGCGGCGCACGTCTTCGTCGACCGCGCTGTACTCGGTTTTGTCGGACCTAAAAAGTCCGCCCTTGTAGTAGCGGTAGCTCTGCCCCTCAAAGCCAGACTCGCCGCCAAAGGTGCCCTCGATGCCGCTGTCTTTCAGCGATCGGCCAAAGAGCGGCTTCCAAAGGGCGGCCAGCGCGAGCAGCGGGGTTAGCATGCCCGCGATGGTGCCCAGCCCCCCCATGATGGACCCTGCGCCCAGCATCTGCGTACCAGCCGTGAACGTGGTGCCAATGCCGTTGGCAAACAGGCTTTGCACGCCGTAGTTCAGGCCTGCGCCAAGGCCCCCCATGCTGCCCAGCAAAGAGGCCCCGCTGACCACCGTACTCAAGCCCCCAGCGGCCCCGCCCTGCTGCGCCGCAGCCGCAGTGCCCGCCAGGCCAAGCGCGCCCGTAATGGCGCCCGCAACAGGGTTGACCACAGCACTGATGATGGGCCGCAGCACCAGCGTTTTGAACATGTTGACGATGGTGTCGCGCAGGTTCTTTGCAAAATCTTTGCCAGACTCGAAGCCCCGGAGCAAGGCGTCGGTGAGGGACTGCTCTATGCCTTGCGCGGCCTTGACCCAGTCCGCCTGGGCTGCAGTGGCGGCCTGGGCCGAGGCGTCCAGTGCCTCTTTGTTGCCGATGAAGCCAATCAGCTCGCGGCGCTTGTCAATATCCTTTTGTAGCTCGGCCCAGGTAGCCGAACCTTCGTAAACGCCCACCTGGCGCTCGCGCAAACGCGCTATGGCTACCTCTTCAATGGCACGAGCCAATGAAATATTTTGCTCGCGCGCCAGGGCCATGGCTTGCAGTTCTTGCGTGAGGCTGTCGACCCGCTCGGTCGTCCCCTGCAGGGCCTGGCGGGCGGCGTCGTCTTGTGCGGCAAAAAAGGCGGCTATGCCTTGCGCCTCTTTGGTGCGCGCCTCTGCTGCTGCTTGCGCGGCCTTGGTGGTGGCGTCGGCAGCGGCCTTCATGGCGGGCTGATCGTCCAGCAACTGGGCTTGCGCGGCGGTCAAGTCCTCAAGGCTGAGGCTGTTGGCGCGGTAGGCGGCGCTGAGGCTGTCCCACTTTTTTGCAAAGTCGCCAGACAAGCCGGAGTCTTGCGCCAGCAAACTGGCTGCCAGATCGGCACCGCTGGCGGCCAGCTTGCCCATGGTATCGGCCGCGGCTTTTCCTGTCCGGCTGGCAGTGTTGGCAAAGCCGTCGAGCGATGGCTTGGCCGCGCCCGCAGCCTCGCCCACGGCGCTGGCAGAGTGAGCGAGCTGGTCGAGCGAGTCACGAAACCGTGTGCCGATGGTGGGGTCGTCGAAGGTGGCAACGGCATCGCTGCCGGTCGCCTTGATGGTGGCCAGCGCGCCCTGTATGTCGCCCTGCAGGGCTTGCACCAGCGCGGCCGCAAAGCCGCCCAGGCCGGTGCCAATGCTTTCAAGCACGCGCCAGGCTACATGCCCAGCGTCGGCCACGTAGCTCAGGCCTTTGATGGCCTGGGTGGTCCAGCGCTGGATGCTGCCGTCTGCCACCAGGCCGCGCAGCATGTCGCGCATACCGCCGGTGCCGTTCATGACGTCCATGGCGGCTCGCACCGCCTCATCCAAGGCGGGCACCATGCCCATGGCGACTTCTTTGGCGGCTTCGCTGCCGGTGGTGGTCAGCTTGAGCCAGTTGTCGTCAAGCTGGGCCGACGCCGCTGCCTGCTCGGTAGTCACCCGGGCCTGCAAAGTGCCTGCCTCTGCCAGGTCATGCATGAAGGGGAGCATTTTTGCGCCCTCTTTTCCGTAAAGCGCCATGGCAACAGCGCTTTTGCCGGTGCCGTCTTCAAAGCCCGCCATGGCTTTCGCCACAGCTTGCATTTGGTCTTCGGGGCGCATTTGCCGAAACTTGTCAAAGTCCAGGCCCAGGGCCTCAAGGGCTTTGCCTGCGCCCCGGCTCTCTTCCGTGGCGCCTGCCATGTTGCGCGCAAGCATGTTCATCGCGCCACCGATTTGTTCGGCCGACATGTCGTTGTACTTGCCGATTTCGGCGAGCGCGCTCAGGGCCTCTACAGTGGCGCCCGTCTGCATTGCAAGGTCGTCGAGCGCCGCACCGGTAGAGACGGCGCCAGAGATGAGCGATCCGAAAGCGGCCACGGTAAAGCCCGCCGCAAGCCCACCAGCCACCGCTGCAGCGGTTCCGGCAAGCTTGGACTTGAGGCCGTCAAAGGTGTCTTGCACGCGCTTGGCACTGGCCAGCGCGGCTTGCTCTGACTTGTCGAGCCCGCCGGTGAAAGTGGCGTACTCAAGCCCGAGTTTGACGACGAGTGATCCGAGGGCGGACATGTGTGCTACTCCTGTGGTTGTTCGGCGTCTGCATGCAGCACGGCGCGCTCCATGGTTTGCAGCGCGGCGGATAGAGTCCGGCGCTGGCGGCGGCGTATGTGGCGGTCGATCCAGGCCTCTACGCCCGCCCAGTCCAGCCCGGTACGCTGGCCCGCCATGCTTGCGTGTTGCCACCGTGGGGCCAGCGCGCAGAAGGCCAGCACCACAGCCCAGTTGTCGGGGTGCACCTCAAAGGCGGCGGGTGCATGGGCAGGCAGTTGTGCGCGGGCCTGGGCAATCTGGTCCGCCGGGGCGCCCAGGGCTTGCATGGCATCGATGACGCTGGCGTCGGGTGTGATGTCTCGGTCTGCGGCCGCGCGGATGCCCGCCCACCAGCGCGCCGCCTCAATCAGTTTTTTTCTTTGGCGCCGACGTTGTGCTTCCAGTACGCGTTGGCGGTTTCCCGGACGGCGCCGGTCAGTCTCAAAAATGCTTCGAGGTTCTCGGGGGTGTATTCGACCGGGGCGCGGTGTTCATCCACCATCTCCCAGCCGCAGAGCACTTCGCGCAGGAGGTCGACAAACTTCAGGGCCAGCAGGTCTTCGCGCTGGGTTTCGTCCGTGCGGCGGAAGATGCCTACAAAGCTTTCTTCGCGCCAACCGGTGGGGGTCGAGACGTTGACTTTGACCGTGGCCTTGAATGTGGGGGTTTGGGTGAGCTGGAACATGGTGTATTGGCTTGGGATCGGCACATGAAAAAAAAGACCGGCCACCCCGCACAGTGCGGGGCGCCGGTCTTTTGCGGTCCAGCGGCGATGCGCTGGGTTCAACGAACCGTGATTTTGATTTCGTCGTTGCCGTTGGTGCCGTTGGGCAACACAGCGAAGGGCACGGTCAGCATGGCGTTGCTGGCGTCGTCGGAGATCGAGGGTTCCCCGTTGATCTGGATCTTTGGCATGTCGAGCTGGACAATGTTGCCCGCCACCACGCCGTGCACTACGGAGACCGCGCCCGTGGTGCCGTCTTTCACTGCTTGGGCCCAGTTTTTGGTGGCCACGGTGGTGAGCTCGATGACTGCCGAGCCCGTGGGGTTGCGGTCTTGCGAGCTGGGGCCACCCCCGCCGATGAGGTCGCGGTACGACAGGTCGTTTGCCAGGTCGACACTGATGGACTGCATCACCACGTTGGTGCCAAAAAAGCTGCAGGTGGGCGTGTTGAGCTTGCCCACTGTTTTGGGCTGTGTGAAGCCGCTGAAGTCGGCCCCAGAGGGGATGGCGACGTCAGTGGGGTCGGTGTACTCGCCCAAAAATTTGAATTTGAGAACGGGAATGCCCTTGGCCGTGAGGTCCAGGCTGACGTTGCCTTTACAGCCAGTCATTTTGAACAGCAGGCCGTCGAGGTAGCCGTAAATCGTGACCGTGGGCTCGCCGCTGCTGACAGGGTCGTACACGGCACTGGTGGACGCGGTGAGCGTCTCGGCAAACCCGCAGGCTTTGAGCAGGGGCGCCCACTTTGGCGCAGTGCCTGCGGCGCCGCTGCCTGCGAGCTCGACCTCGCATTCGAGCATCCGGTGGACACCCACCGCGATTTTGGAGTCGCCGCCCTTGTACGGCCGAATGAATGTGCGGTCCACAAATTCGGCGTTGATGAGCCGGGGCGTTGCAGCACGGCACAAAATGGCGTTGAGCGCTGCAGTGGGCACGGCGTCAGTGCCGGAGGTGACTTCTTGCTTGATGAGCAAGAGTATTTTTTTCATCGAGAGGGCCATGGCGCGGGTCCTTTACAAAATGGGTTGCGGAGGAGGTAGTGGTGGGTTGTCAGGCGGCAGGGGCGGCGCGTGTGCGCACGCCGGTGACGGGGTCGCGAATGTAGTCGCCGCCCAGGCCGGTGAATTCGTCGGGCGGATCATCGACGGGTCGCGCGGAAAGCGCGGGCGGCGCAGACGTGTGCTCTGGCTCGGAAGCAGGGTTTGCAGGGTCTGCAGCGGGTGGCGGCGTGGGAGTGGCGAGGCGTTTCATGGTGTGTAGCCTTTGGGGTCAGTGTCGGGGGGTGCGCAAGCGCACGGTCAAAAATCGGGCGTAGAGGTCGGGGTCGGGCTCATAGTCGGCATCGCCGGAGGCCTCTTCGTACTGGTAGGAGGGCATGGCCTCCAGGGCGGGGCGCAGAGTGCCGCCTTCGCTCAAAGGGAGCAGCACGTCAAGCTCTCCCACCGTGCGCGCTACGACAATGAGGTTGACGTCATGCGCCAGGTACCCGCCGCCCATGCACCATGCCCCCTCGGGGTTGGTGTCCACATCAAACACCACTGCGGGCCAAACGGGCGCCGGGGGCAGCGTCACAGCCCAGGCGTTGGGGCACACCGCTGCCAGCGCGGTGGTCACAAGCTGGTGCACGGTGCTCATGGCTGGCCTGCCTTGTCGAGTTCTTTTTGCAGGCGCGCGGCCATGGCGTCGATGGCCTCGGTGCGGCCTTGCTCCAGGGCTGGGCCGAGCGATGGCGTAGCGAGCTGGCGGGTGGTACCAAACTCCGCGAAGCGCCAGTAGTACGGGTCATCAGCATAGTGGCGCACAATGCGCCCGGTTTTTGCGATGGCCAATTTGCTTCCCGCCGCTTTTTGCTTGCGCGTCTTACTGCGACCGTGGCGCACGCCCAAGTGGTATTGGGCAGTGCCTGAATTGGCAGAGGGCTCTCGCTTGATAGCGACGTTACGCAGCATGGAGCCGGTGCGCACCAGACCCTGCGCCTGCATGTTGGCCTTGGCTTTACGCTTGATCACCCCACCAGCAGCCACCACCATGGAGCGCGCAATGCGCGATTCCATGCCGCTCTTGAGCTGTGCGAAGCTGGCCTTGAGCTCGCCGATACCAAGGATCTCGGTCTTAGCCATCGTTCACCCCCGTGTCGCAGGTCAAAATCAAAAATTCGCGCCGCGCCATAAAGTCATTGACGTGGCGCACGTTGTAGACGGCGCCCCGGTAGAGCACCCGCATTTGGGCGGTGACACCGGGGCGGTAGCGCAACGTGAACTCGGTGCGGGCCTCGGCTACCTGGCCGCCCACGCTGGTGGCCTGGCGCTCGGTGCCGCTCATGTGCCGCACTGCTGCGGGCACGTTGGTGGCCGTATCGGACCAGGCCTTTGTGATGCCGCCAGAGGCGTCTTTCCCGATGGCGGGCACCTGCAGCGCGATGCGCTGGTTGAGCTTGCCTGCATAAAGCATGGCTACACCGCCCACACGCGGTAGGGGTCAAGCAGCGCATCGGCAAAGCCTTGAGCTACCACGGGGCGCTCTGCACTGCGTTCGCGGTTTGCGTACAGGTCGCCGATCGCGAGCAAGATCCACTGGACGATGGGTGCAGGCACCGCGCTGGCCTGGGGGCCGTACCCCGCCGTGTACTGCACCAGCACTGCGCTGCGCCGGGTTTGCGTGGCGGGCCAGGCGGCAACGGGCTCCAGGCGGCTGTCCGCCAGCCGGTACTCGGTGGGCGCAAGCGTCTGCAGTGCGCCTGCCGGGTCGTAGTACTGCACGCTGACCACGTCAACAATGGGCCCCCAGCTGAGCAGCACAGCATCGTCCGGCCAGCCCCGGGGGAAGCCGTCGAGCGTGAGGCGCCAGGTGCTTTGCAACAGTGTGCGCTGGAGCCGGTTTTCGGCGTCAATGCGCGCAGCAGTGATCAGCGCCCTGATGAGCGTGTCATCGTCGGCAGCGTCCACGCGCAGGTGCGCCTTGACGTGGTCGAGCGTGACGGGCTCAGCGCTGGCGTCGGTGATTCGGGTGGTGGTCATGGTGCGGGTTCCGCCTTTGGCATGCGCCCGCCGGGGGGGGGCGGGGGCATGGCGAAGGGGGCTCAGGGCTGGGGAGCGGGGTTTTCCGGCGGTGCCGGGTCGGGTTTATCGGCGGGCGGTGGGTCGGCAGGTTCCTTGCCGCCCTGGCCTTCGGCCTTGGCGCGCGGCTTGGTGGCCCAGCCCTCTTCCGTGACCAACTTGACCAGCTCGGGGTCGGCGGTGTCGGTGTCGATCTCTTCGCCCTTGGCGTAGGTCTTGACGTCGCAGCCACGGTGCGCGAAGTCGAACTGCTTGGTGATTTTGAGTTTCATGGTGTGCTCTGGTGTTGGTTGCAATGGCAGGGCTGGCACAAGGCCAGCCCTGCGCCACCTATCAGGCCGCCGCGAACTTCAGCAGCTTGATGGCCTGGGAGTCCACCACCATGCCGCCCACGCGCTTGGTCACGTAGAAGCCGACGTAGGGCTTGTTCGTGTACGGGTCGCGCAGGATGCGGGTGCCGATACGGTCCACGATGGTGTAGCCGCGCTTGAAGTCGCCGAAGGCCACGCTCAGGCTGTTGGCTGCCTTGGCGGGCATGTCTTCAGCCTCGGTGATGCCGTAGCCCAGCAGGGTGGCGGGCTGGCCGGCCTCCAGGCCCGGGCGCCACATGTAGTTGCCTTCCAGGTCTTTGAAGGTGCGCACTTCGGCCATGATGTTCTTGTTCATCACCCAGCGGGCATTGGCGCGCATGCCTGCTTTGAGCTTGTGCACCAAAGTGATCAGCACATCGCTCTTGTTGGCCGCAGCCCAGTCGCCCGCCACGCCCGTAGCCACATGCTCCAGGGTGCCGAAGGCCCGGGCGCCGTCTGCCGTTGCGGCGGTGGCATAGGCAAGGAAGCCCTTGGGCTTCTTCGTGCCGTCACCAGTCACAAACGCTGCGCCTTCTTTCTGCGCAAACTCGGTGTAGCACTCATCCACGATGAACTGCTCGGCATCGAAGAACACATCGTCCAGCATCTGCTGCGTGGCTTGCGGGTAGGCGTAGATCTCGCCCATGAAGGCGGTGACCTGCGCCAATGCGGCGCTGGCAGTCGCTGCGCGGGGGTCGTCTTCATCCACCCAGCCCGAAGCTGTACCGCGCATGTTGACCAGCTTCTTGTAGTCGCTGGTGCCCACGGTGCGCACATTGGCGATTTCGCGGATGGGGGACACATCCACCATCAGACCGAGGATGTCGCGGTCCAGCTCTTCGGGGACTGCAAAGCCGCCATCGGCGTCGGTGGTGATGTTGTAGGCCTTTTTCTGCAGCTCGGCCAGGTTGCCGTCGTCGCCCTTGCGCAGGAAGGCGCCGAACGCGGTCTTGTGCTCGGCCTTGGCGGGGTCCACGTCGCCGCCGGTGCCGGGGCGGCCCTGGCGCTTCTCCAGGGCCTTGAGCTGGGCCTGGGCGTCGTCGAATGCGGTGTTGAGCTGGCTGAGCTTGGCTTCCAGGTCAGAGACGGCCTTGCCGTCGGCTTTGGCCTTGATAAGGTCGTCGTTCGTCTTCTTGAACTCGTCGAATGCCTGGCCTTGCTTCTCCAGCAGTTCTTTCAGGCCTTTGGTGTCCAGCTCGCCCGACATGGCGAATGGCAGGACGCCGAGGGCCGCGAAGGCCTCGGCCGGGACGATGGGGTGGCCTGCCAGGGTGGCAATGGCCATGGTGGCGACAACGGCCAGGAGGCCGAGGGTGAGGTGCTTTCGGGTGGTTTGCATGGTGATGGTCTCTCAGTTGTTGAGCAGGGAGGTGTTGCGCTGGATGAGCGCGGCCAGTTCGCCCAGACCATCGGAGTCGCTCCGACTGTGCAGGGACTTGACCCGCGCCACCAGGGCGCAGGCTTCGCGTTTGCTGAGCCCACCTGCATCGCGCAGGTAGGCTTCAGCGTCGGCAAGGGTGGTGATGGCGTCAATGGACTTGACGCCCGAGACGCGGGCGCTGTCGTTGGCCGGGAAGGTGACCAGGGAGACTTCCCAGAGGTCGAGCTTTTTGAGGGTGCGGATGCCGCTGACCTTGTCGTAGCTGTCTTCGCGGCTGATGAAGCCGATGGACAGCCCGCTGACGGCGCCCATCTTGAGCAGTTCGTAGGCCTCGGCGCCGCGCGCGGTCTTGAGGGCCAGCTTGCCCTCCACGTACAGGCCCACGCTGTCTTCTTTGACGGTGGTGTACACGCCGATGGGTTCGCCGCTGCGGTGCTGCCACAGCAGGGACGGCATGCGGCCCGCGAGCGATTCGGCGAATGCGCCGGGCGCGACGACTTCTTTGTAGCTGTCCACCACGCCGAACACGGAGCCGTAGCCAGAAAAAAGGCCGTCTTCAGAGACGGCCTTGATCTTGAACGGTATGTCGAGATAGTCACGCATGGTGTTTTTCCTTCGGGTCTGGGGCCGGGCTCAGGTCGGCGGTCAGGTTGATGGGGGTCAGGGGTTCGTCCAGGCCTTCGATGGGGTTGCGGTCCATCAGCTCGCGCGCTTCGTTGCGGGTGAGCACGCCGCGCTCAACCAGCTTGCTAAGGTATTCGGCCTCGTCTTTCATGGCGCCCCGCAACAGACCGCGCTCGGTGAACTTGGGGTAGTAGCCATCTTTGCGGTCTTTCGCAGTCAGCAGGTTGGCCGTGATGGACTGCTCGAAGCGCCCATACCAGGGCATGAGCGTGTGCACCAGGTGCGCCAGGAACATCTGCTCGGCGCTGGCGTAGGTGGCGGCCTTGTCGCTGTAGCCAATCATGATCGGCATGACGCGGAAGTAGCGGCACACCTCCTCGATCTGGTGCTTGCGGGTCTCCAGGTGCTGCATGTCCACGCCCTTGAAGGCGTAGGGCGTGAACTTGGCGTTGCGGTCCAGAATCATCGGGCGGCCGGTGTTCTCCATGCCGCCGTACTCTTTTTCGAGCCAGGCGCGCAGGGCCTTGTACTGGTCGGAGCCCAGGGCGCCGTCCACGCTGTACAGGCCCGACGGCGCCACCGAGTTGCGGTGCATGCGGCTGTGGTGGTCTTCTGCGGCAATGCTCAGGCCGATGGCTTCGCGCGCGATGCGCATCACATCCAGCCCCTCAAACCCGTTCCAGCTGGGGCCGCGCAGCACCCAGATGGCCTCTTGCGGAAACTCGCGCTGGCCGCCCTTGGGCGACGTGACCTGGTGCACCAGGCGGTAGTCGCTTTGCTGCTTGGTGGTGACCGAGCCGGGCTCCAGCGGAATCAGCTCGATGGGCTTGCCCAGCGAGTCGCGCACCACGAACACCTTGGCTGCGCCGCACAGGGCGGCGTGCCAGGTCATGGTCTCGCGCAGCTCGAAGCTGCTCATCCAGTCATTGGGCTTGACGTGCAGCAGCTCGTGCAGCGGGTGGTCCACGGCAGTGCGCTTGCCCCGGCCCTCGCCTTGCATGAGCTTGAGCGGCACCTGGGCAACGCCCTCCCCCAGCACGCGCAGGCAGCCGAACACGGTGGCAACCTGCAGCGCCTGCAGCCGACCCACTCGCACGCCGGACTTGACCGGCGCCGAGAGGCCGAACTCCTGCGCCAGGTCGGTGACCGAGTAGCTCTTGCGGCCAAAGAGACGGGTGAGGAGGTTCACGTTGTTTCCCAGAATGACTTTTCAGTCGGTGCGGCAGTGGCCAGCGCCCGGCCCAATGCCATCAGCACCGCCATGGGGCCGTCGATCTTGTTCTCGGGCCGTTCTTTGGTGGGGGCCATCAGCTCGTTGAACTTGGACACCTTCACCACCAGGTTGCTGACCATCCAGGCCAGCACGGGGTTGCCCTCGTGCTGCAGCTTGCCTTCGCGCACCATGTTCTCGACCTGGATCAATGCCGGGGTGAAGAACACGGCGCGCTGCGAGATTTCGACCAGCGGCAGGCCTTCCTCGATCAGCTTGCCCGCGAAGTACATGGATAGCGCCGGGTCGAAGGCGATCTCTTTCACGTCGAAGCGGCGGCAATACTTGCGCATGTCGTCGGCCACGACGTCGAAGTCGGTCAGGTCGCCATCGGTGACCACCACGTAGCCCTGGCGTGCCCAGCCTGCCAGGTGGGCGTTGCCGCTCTCCTGAATGGCAAGATCGTTCAAGTACAGACGTATGCACACGCCCCACTTGCCTGTGGCTTCGTCTTCCCAGGCCAGGGCCAGGGCGGCGAAGTCCTTTTTCTGCGCGAGGTCCAGGCCCATGTAGACCTTGGCGCCATCGGGGATGGTCTCCACGCTCAGGCCCTTGGCGGCACAGCGCTCCCAGGCGCGCATGTCCATCCAGGGCGATTCGCCCGACACCCAGACGTTCAGGCGCTTGGTCAGGAAGTTGTTGAGTGCCGACGGCACGGCTTCGGCCTTGCGGGCCTGGGCCATCAGTTCGTCGAGCTGGACTGACTTGCCCAGGTTGGGGTTGGCCTTGATCCAGACGGCGGGGTCGAACGGGTCGTCGCCATCGTCCAGCGTGTAAATGACCCCGAACACGCGATCGTCCTGCACCACGCCGTCCAGTATCTTGGTGACGTGCGTGCGCCGTTCGTAGCAGATGCCGCTGCGGTCGGTGCCTGCGGTGGTAATGGTCCAGAGCAGCGACTGCTCGCGCGCACCGCGTGCGCTGTCAATAACGTCGTACACGGCGCGGGTCTTGTGCGCGTGCAGCTCATCGAGCAGCGCGAAGTGCACGTTCAGGCCGTCGAGCGTGCTGCCCTCGGCCGCCAGCGGCGCGGCCTTGCTGGAGGTGTGCGCCACCGTCAGGCTGTGCTGCATGATGGCCACGCCCAGGTGGGTGCGCAGGCCGGGCGAGCGCTCGGCCATGGCCTTGGCGTCGTCGAACACGATGCGCGCCTGGTCGCGCGTGGTGGCCGCCGTGTAGCACTCTGCGCCGTGTTCGCCGTCTGCGGCCAGCATGTAGAGCAGCAGGCCAGAGCCTTTGGCGCTTTTGCCGTTCTTGCGGGCTTCTTCTTCATACGCTTCGAGGAAGCGGCGCAGGCGGGTCTCGGAATGCACCCAGCCGTAAACGGTGGTGAGGATGAAGCACTGCCATGGCTCCAGGTGCAGCAAGCGGCCATCACGCGCCCATTTGCCCTTGATGTGGGGCAGCAGCTCAATGAAGGCGCAGGGGCGCGATGCCATCTCGGCATCGAACACCCACGGCCAGGATTCGCTGGGCTCGCGCAGTAGGTCATCCGCCTGGCGCTGCACGGCGAGGCGGGTCCATTTGCAGGTGGGGATCGTGCCGTCGAGAACATCGCGCATGTACTGCTGCGCTCGCTCGACGTATTCGGTCATCGGTTGGGGTTCACGAACATGGAGAAGCCTGCAGGCTTCGCCTCTGGTTTGGGGTCAATGCCGGGCAGCGTGGGCTGCACGTAGTTGCTGGCCTGCACGCGGCCACGGGCCGCAGGGCTCAGGCCGAAGTGCATCAGGTAGCGGTTGAGCTGCTCGCGATGCTTGCCGATCAGCTGCACGATCACGCTCTGCTGCGCGTAGCCCGAGGGCGTCACGGCGTAGCTGGCCTTGTAAACGGCGTCGGAATAGTCGGCGCCTTCGTCCACCAGGCGGGCCACCTGGCCGTTGAATGCCGTCTCCAGCTCGGCCAGCCGCCCGGCAGCCTGGCAGTACAGCGCCAGGGCCGCACGGTCCAGGCCGCTGATCAGGCCCAGATCGACCAGCAAGGGGGTGATGCGCTTCCACTCCTTGCGCGCCTCGGCGCCCAGGTGCTTTGGCGGGGTCGGGATCTCGATGCGCGGGTTCACCCCGGCAGAGAGATCGAGCGCACGCTTGCCAGCGTTGCCTTCCAGCACCCGCAGCGCTGGCGGCTTCGGCAAAGGACCACGGGACCCAGACATATCAAACCTCCATCAACACCCCCTCGGGGATACCCCCCCCTCCAAAACCCGCGCACACAAAAATCTGATTAAGCGGTCGGTTTCCGGTCGAAGGGCTCCAGACTTTGAAACCCCCCTCCCCTGCGACGGCCCTCACGCCTCCCGGTAGTTGCTCCAGGCGCGGCGCACACCGCGTGCGGATTCGGCCTTGCTCTTTTCGTCGTGGCACGGGGCGCACAGGCCCTGCACGTTGTCGTCGGCATCGGCACCGCCTTCGGCCAGCGACTTGATGTGATCGCGCTGCGTTGCCAGCGTCACCCTGCCCTGGCGCTTGCACTCGGCACACAGCGGGTCACGGGCGAACAGCTCCGCGCGCAGGGCCTGCAGGGCGCGGCCAGTGATGCGCTTTGTTGCTGTGGCGGGCTTTGCCCACTGCGGCTTGGGATGTTTGGCACAACGGCCCGAGCCATCACGCACTAACACACCGCAGCCGGGGTGGGTGCAGGGGCGAGGGGCGGCAATGGGCATGGTTCGATGGCAGCCGGGCTACCTTCACTTCTCGTGATTGAGCGCAATCTCGATACCGGCCAGGCCGGGGTGTTGTCACTTCTTCCGGGCTGGGTTCTAGCCAGCCAGATCCAGTCATGCGGTCACCATCAGGTGTGGCGGCTGCGGGCATTCGGGGCCGAAGCCAAGCGCCAACACAACCAACCGCCACGCATGATGGCCCCAGCCTTTATCGTCGCTGGGATGGACGTGGTAGCTATCGACAGGGAGCGCGCCTACCGACTCAAGCCAGAGTGCACCCGTTGTTAAGGGATGCCGGAGCCTTTCAGGTCCATGCTCTGTTCTGTCTTCGATGCGCTGTATCGGCTTCACTACCAAGACGATGAACTTGTGCGGCGTCACCTGGTGTACACGGGGTGGGCACTCCCGCAACCATCAGCCAAGTTTGATCCCATGCCGACTCTCGCGCGGCTTTAGACGCCGACCAGCAACGCCGGTCAGGATGGGCCAGTCAGTTCTACATGCGGCCTCCTGTGATGAGTCAGGGACAGACTGAGCAAAGAAAAACCCCGACACGCTTTCACATGCCGGGGTTCCCACAGTTCGTGCATCGCGGGTGGAGGCGCAATACACACACAGTGCCTGAAATGTACCCATAAAGTCTATGTCGGAAAACTCCCCCGCGTGTCTATAGCGGTTCCGTGCGCTGGGCGGATACGGTCGATTGCACCCGCTTGCGCTCGCGCTCCTCTGCCTTGGCATCCAGCCAGGCGGCGATGGCGTGGTCTGCCTGCTCCAGCTGCGCCTTGATGGTGGACTCTGCCCGCTGCATGCGCTGGGCCGTGGCCTTGATGCCCAGGTCTTTCAAATAGATGCACTCCAGTGTGATGAACAGGTGCGAGCGCGACAGCTTGAGCGACAGCACCGCCTGGTCCGTCTCTGCGGCCTCCTCATCTTCTACCGGAATGGGCACGCCGTTGTAGCTGCCCCGGCTCCACACCTCGCTGGCCAGGATGGAGCGCGTCGCATAGCCCAGGCCACCATTGGCACCGCGCGTGGTCCAGATGGCCCAGTTGTCCAGCCGCTGCTGAATGCGTTTAAGCCGGGCCATGCTCGCCCCCTTGCAGCTTCGACGCCACCACCGGCGGCACATCGGGCCAGATGCACACGTGTGCACAGCCAAACTCGACCAGGAACTGCCCCACCTCTTTCATGATCGGGTGCCCATGGAACGGCGTGCCCACCACGCGCCCGGCCTCGAAGGCATAGAAGCAACCCTTCTCCCCGCGCAGGCCGCGCCGCACCAGTTCATACGCGCCGTTGCCAATCTGCCGGGCCTTCTCCTGGATGCACTCGTACACCTGGGGCATGTGGCGCCTGATCTCCTCAATCTTGCCGCTCACATCAACCTTTGCTGAGTTGCTTCTGTCCATTCTGTCCAGCCTTTCTTATAGAGATCATGGGTGGGGGTAGCGGGTCGCGCACGTGTTCGGCGGATGCGTGCCTATGCCCGCCCGCCTTGGAAATGCGGGCGGGCCACAGCCCTCAGTCCCACCGGGCAATGCAGCAGCTCCAACCCCCTGAACCGGGGGAATGGGGCTACTGGTGACGTCCATGCAAAAGCGTGGACGCGTGGACAGATTTGGACGCTATCCCGTGGGCGCGCCCAGTGACGTCCCCGCAACCGCGCCGCAATGGGGGCGGATAGCGCCCTCCAGCCCTTCGGGCACGCTGGCGCGAATCACGCCTCCCCCAGCGTTTGCAGCACGGCGCGTTTGTTGCGCTGCGACCATTTGGTCAAAGCGGCGCATAGTCACCGTTCCTGTGTTGATAGGCCACATGTGTCAGCAGGCCAGGCCTTAGCCTCGCAATGCCTCAAAGTGCGCTTGCATGCGGGCCAGCCGGCGCGCATAGGAAAAGGCCGTCACCTCCTCGGTGGCGGCGAAATGCAACAGCGCCTGCACGTCCCAGTCGTGCACGTAGTCGGGGCCATGCTCGCCGCCGCTCTGCGTGCTGCCTGCCAGCTCCCACAGCAGGTAGTCCCGGCATGTCTCTGCCAGTTCTCGCCCCATGGAATTGGCCTTCTGGTTCACCACCCGCTGCTGGTGCCGGTTCAGGTGCGGCAAGCCGCGTTGCTGTGCAAACTTCTCCAACAGCTTCGAGCCCAGGAACACCGGGCGCTGGTAGCCGCCCGTTTTGCGGATGGATGGCAGTACCTCGCTGGTCACCCAGCGCTTGAAGCGCTTGGCTTCGGGCTTGGTGCTGCCGAAGACCAGCGCGTACATGCCGGACTCATTGATGAAGTTGGTCATTTGCTTGCGGCCTATCGCATCGATGACCTCACGTTTCGTTAGGTCATCGGCATCGATGTGATCGGCTACCGTCTTCCACGGGTTGGTGTACCCAAGTGCCGTGCACACATCATTCGCGCAGAACCACGGGCTACCAGCATCATCCGTCACAACGCTGATGGTCTTGTTTTCAAACTTGAAGGGGGTCAGTGGGCTCATCGATCACTCCTGGTGAGGTTAAGAGATGGCGTCCAGTTTCTGGACACCCTTTGCACAACTGCCCGCTGCTGGGCAACCATGTACTGGGCACGCGCTTCCTGCAGCAGCCGCTCGCAGGTTTGCACGAAGGCGCGGGCCTGCTCCATAGAAGCGGGAGTATCGACAGGCCGGGCCATGTCGGGAAACTTTCGATCAAGCTTCCAACGGCTGAGATTGATGATGTGTGGAGGCCGACGCCCCGGCCCGCGCTGCTGCTGCACCGGGTGCTGTGCCGCGTTGGGCAAGGGGATGACCCGCGCAGACGTGCGCGCAGGGAGTGAAAGAGAGTGAGCCATGATGGGCCTCCAGGTGCTGCGGTTTGCAAAAACCGACGCACCCGAGACCAATCGAGGGCGGCGGCTCGAACGGGTTGGTCTACCGGGCAGCCCCTGCGGGAACCGGCGGGCCTTGCGGCCCCCCATCCGAGCCGCCAAAACTGGAGGCACAGACAACGAAGCCGCAGACTCTGCGGAGAGGCCACGGCTTTCGTCGTGGGACTGCAACGGGAGACCAATCCCGGTCACCCCCATTGCGGGCGTGACAGGCGTAGTGTATCCCACAGCAGGCACGTCAAAACGGCGCATCGTCAGCATCCTGTGCAAAGCCACCCGTGGCGGGTGGCGGTGGTTGATATGGCGCCTGCTGCGGCGGCGGTGTGCCCGGTTCGTCATCCAGGCCGTTGGGCGTGTCCTGCGGCGGCCAATTGGCCGGGCGCAGGTAGCCCCAGGCCCGGGCGCCATTCACTTGCTTCTTCACGCGCTGCCAACCCTCATGGTCCAGCCAGCCGCGAATCTGCGCCTCCAGCGCGGGCGTGCTCTTGGCAGCGTCCACACCCAGGGCCAGGGTCAGCTGGGCAATGGTCACAAAGCCAGCCAGCTCGTTCACCACGGCGGCAATGCCCGCCGCGCTGGGTGCGCGCGTCAGCACATGCTGCAGCTCGCTCAGCACGGCCGTTTCGACCAGGCGGCTCTCTTGCATGGGGGCAAACAGGCGCTGCTCTTGCTCCTCATTGGGCGAATACACCGCCCCCTGCATGAACAGCGCGTAGGCCTCGGCAAACAACTGCTCGCGGTACTTCGCCACCCACTCGGTGCCAATGCGGTGGCGTACCGGAATGGGCCAGAACCGCCGGTTACCCGTGCGGTCGCGCAGGTAGGTGTTCTCGTTCGTGGTGCCCACCAGCACGCACTGGCGGTCAAACTTGCTCACGGTGGCGCCATAGGCCACCCGGTAGCGGTCCGCCTTGCTGCTGATGAACGCCTTGATGGCGCCCACCTCAGACTTGCTGAAGTGCGTCAGCTCGGCAATCTCATACAGCCACAGGCCCTGCACCTGCTCCTGCCCTTCCTTGCCCGCGCCCACCTGAAACGGCGTGTCGCTGAAGTATTCGCTGCCCGCCAGCACCTCCACCAGCGTGCTCTTGCGCAGGCCGCCAGCGCCTTCCAGCACCGGGCAGTAGTCAAACTTGCAGCCCGGCTGCATCACGCGGTACACCATGCCCAGCAGCCAGAAGCGGCCCACCAGCTGCAGGTACTCCAGCATGGCGGGCTTGAGCGACGTGGGCGACTCGCCCAGCGCGTGGATCAGCCACTTGTCAATGCGGCTGGTGCCATCCCACTCCAGCCCCTGCAGCCAGCCCCGAATGGGGTGAAAGCGCCGCTTGTGCGCCACGGTCTGAATGGCCTCAGACAGCGCCGCCCGCGAGATGCTGGGCAGACCGTACTGCTCGGTCAGGTAGTCGCCCAGCAGCAGATCCACCGCGTCGGTCACATCGCCCGCCTTGCCATGCGGCCACGGCCAGGCCACGCGGGCCTGCACGTTGTTGCTCAGCTCATTGAAGGCCAGCACATCGCACAGCACCGGGTCTTTCTCCAGGATCAGGATGACCATCTTGCGCGATGCGTTCCAGCGCTTCTTTTCCCGGTCCCAGTAAATCGCCAGCCAGTCAGGCACCAGGCGCGCGCCGCACTTCACCAGGCCCACGTCATCGGGCATGTCATCAAAGCCAGCCCCCAGGGCCAAGGGGCCGCTCTCTGTGCCAACGGGGCGATCGGTTTTTTGGGGCTCCGGCGCCGCAGCGCCATCGCCCGCTGGCAGTGCATGCGCCTGCGCAAAGAAGGCCTGCACGCGGGCGAAGTCCCAGCCGTCTGTCTCGATGGCATCGCGCGCATCCCAGCCATCGGGCACGGCGCCGGGCGCGGGAATGGGCAGCAGCTGCACCGTGCAGCCGTGCGCATCCCGCAGCAGCGCGCCAATGCCCAGCATGGCCGCCATGCCCGGCTGCTTGTGCACGGGCAGCAAGGGCTTGGCCTGCTGCAGCACCAGTTGCGCAGCCTTGTCGGGCGTGGCCTTGCGCTCGGCAGCGGTCAAAGGCTCGCGCTTGGCATCGCAGTCGGCCCAGGCCAGCACCGTGCAGCCCTGCAGCCAGGCCCAGTCGGCCTTCTGCCATGCCTTGCTGCCGCCGGGCCAGCTGGCCACGCAATACACGCCGGGCGCCCCTGCATCCAGCAGCGCCTGCAGGCATTCGCCCTTGCGCTCGCCCTCGACCAGCACCACGGTGCGCTCGCCCGGCAGCGTGCCACCGGGCAAAAACAGGGGGCGCGGTTCGTCCCACTGGCGCCAGTTCCATTTGGCCGCGCCATCGCGTGCGCTCTGGCACCAGGTATAGGGCAGCGTGTCCTTGCCGCCATCGCTGGTGCGAAAGCGCACCACGTAGCCGTGCACGTCATCGCCCACGCGGTATGTGGCCGTGTGCTCGATGTCGCCCGCCTGGCGGTGAAAGTGCTTGAACGTGGGTGCAGGCGCATGCGCAGGCACCGGCCGCACCGTGGCCCAGCCCTCGGGCTCGGCACGCGGCTTGGGCGGTGGCGCCGGGCGCGGCGGGGCCTTGGGCACAGGCGCGCCACCCGGCGCAGGCATGACGATGCCCGCCACACTCTCCAGCCCTTCCTCGCGTGCCACCTGCACAGCCGCCTTCGCCATGCTCAGGCCATGGATGGCGGCATACAGGCTCAGCAGATCGCCGCCCTGTTCATCGGTCGAAAAGTCGGCCCAGCGGCCGTTGACCAGGTTCACCGAGCAGCTCGACCCGGCACCGCCCGCCAGCGAGCCGCAAACATACTCGTGCCCTCGCTTTGCGCCCCCCGGCAACCATTGGGGCACCAGGGTGTCGGCAGACTGCAGCAGCGCCGCAGCCAGGTCAGTGAATCGGATGGGAGGCAGGGGCGCATTCATCGGCGCACCCCCGCGCAAAAGTCACAGAAGCCGGCGTCTCCACCGCCAGCGGCGTCGTGTGTGCAGGTCATAAGTGGTCAGCCACCCCATACCCGCAGCACACTCGCCAAGTCCGCGCCGCCGTCCTGCGCGCACTCCGTGCCAGCAGGCGCGTATTCGGCCACGGGCCGGTTGCGGTACACCACCCGGCGCGGGCGCACGATGCGGATCTGATTGGCCCGGTGCATATCGCTCACCGTGCGCCGGGCCGCATCCAGCCCCACGCAGGCCTTGGCCGCCAGCTCGCGCAGGGTAGGCCCCCGCGTGGGCGTGGCCAGCTCAATGCACGCCACCAGCAGCGCCTGGCGCACCTCGCCAGCGGGCCTCATGCAGCACCGCCTTCCCGCCCGCGCCACTTCGCCATGGCCCGCTGGTGCTTCGCGTCCAGGTGGCGCATCAGCCCCTGCCCTGCGGCCACCAGCTCGGCCCACTGGCGCTCCACGTTCAGCAACTCATTGCGCGAAATCTCGCCATCGGCATCGGCCAGCGTGGCAGAGCTGACCACGTCCGAGAACTCGCGCACCAGGCTGGCCAGCGTCTGGGCCGTCACGCCATCGGGCACATCGGTGCCGCTTGGCAACACCAGCAGCGTGGCGCCCACCGCCTCGGCAATGCGCGTGGGGTATTCGAGGCCAAAGTCGCTGCCGTGCTCCACGCACATGGCGGCAATCTCGGCCGCATCCACCGCGCCCAGCTTGTAGCCCGTGGCGCCGCGCAGTTCTTTGTCGAGCGTGCTGCCACTCTTGCCCAGGCGCACGGCAACGGCATCCAGGCCGCCGGGGTAATGGCGCACAGCGCGCCGCACAGAATCAAGATAGTCCATCCTCACCACCTCCCAAAACGCTACAGACCGACATGACGGCAGGCCGCGAAAGTGCGCCCATGCCCAGAAAGAAAAGCCGCCACCCCGCCCCAGCGCCCGGAACACAGCGCACCTTCCCGCGCGCTGCGGCCCTGCTCGAATGCGTGGGGGAAGGAGGGCGCCCCCGGCCAGGCGCTGCTGGTGGTGGCGGGGTGGCGGGGAAAGGGTGGGCGCCCGCAGACGTGGCAGCACAATGGAGATCTCACACAACCACTTGCCACGAGAGGGGCGCCCATGAATTCAGACATCACGCACACCATCACATTTGCTCAGGCGGTTTCTCCCGCCGTTGCCGCTGCTGTTCAGCAATCTCTGCCTGCAATGCTTGCTCAGCTTCATGCAGCCGGAGGAATTCATCAAGGCGACGTGATATACGCAGCAGGAAAGAAATTTCGCGTTGCAAGCCGAGCATGGGATCTGAACGACGGCCAGCGATCCCTGGAGCTGACGCTGGTGCCGCTGTAGCCCCAGCTAAGAACAAGCCGCCGCGAACACCGCAGCATTGGGCAAGGCGCCTGGGCGTCGTGCTACGCATGCGCGGCCCCCTGTTCTGTATCGGAATTGATAGCTGCCAACGCTTGATGGGCGGGCGTTGGGGCCTGATTTGGCTTGTAATCTGCAAGCTCGGGCCAGATGCGCCAACAGCTTTCAGGCCAATATTCCCGCCGCTGGAAGGCGCCGCCCGTGAATAGCTCAATCGCCGCGCCGTGCTCCACGGGCACGGGCTTCTCGCCCGAAGCCATCTTGGACACGAACGAGGGCGGCACCTTGAGGTGCGCGGCCAGGCGCATGGTGCGGCCGCGTTCTTCGGAAAGCCATGATTTGAGTTTCATGGCGGAGATTGTATTCCCCATGGGGGACTGTTTGTCAATGCCCGAGGGGGAATTCAATTTTTCCGATAAAAAAAGTCCAATCACTGGAATGCAACCAGTTGAAGACACAAGGCGCGATAGGCTCAAAAGGCTTGCGCAACAAGAAGGAGGGCTTGCGAACTTGTGTGCCAAATTGAGCCTGTCTCGAAAAGAGACTTCAGGGCTTTCTCGCATACTGAACGCCAACATCAGACATGAGCGAGGCGGGAAGCCTTATGTCATGGGAAGTCAGATGGCGCGCGATATTGAGTTGAAACTTGGCCTGCCCGCTGGCTTGATGGACACCCCCTTGTCCTACTCCGAAATCCACAACGAAGAGGACCCCCGCGCCCTGGTGATGAGCTTGATGGAGGCCATGCCATCCAGCGAGTGGGCCACCGTGGTGCGGTTGGTAGATGCGCTTGCGCAACCAGACCCCAAAGCGGCCAACGGCCAGTAACGACGCCCGGTACCACTGACATGACGGAACTCCTGCCCCTGCTGCTTGCGGCTGTGCTGGTCTATTTTGTGTGGCGTGCCATCCGGCCCTCCACATCAGGCAAGCCCCAGGCTGCACGCGCTGTGGCACCTGCGCTGACATGGCCCGCACTGGGTGAATATGAATTTGAAGTGGTGGGCGAGAGCCACTATCAGCGCGCCCTGATGGCCCTGGCCGGCGACCATGGTGACGATGCCGCCGACGTGCAAACCACTGCCGTGGTAGTGCCGTATGACAGCAACCCATACGACGACAAGGCGGTGAAGGTGCTGATTGACGGGCATGAGGTGGGCCACCTCTCCCGCGACGATGCCCGCAGCTACCGGCGCCGCCTGGCTGCAAAGAAGCAAGGCATGGTGCCTGCCCAGTGCGGTGCCCTGATCATGGGCGGCTTCATTGGCCGCGACGGCGAACGCGCCAGCTACGGCGTGCGCCTTGACATGAAACCGTTTGAATAACCAGGAGCACCCATGCACCCACTGCAGACCACGCCTACGCCACCAACCCCACAACCCCCTGCACCCCCGCCCCTGACCGATGTACCGTTCAGAAAAAGCCGGTAATTCCACCATGCACGCAGCGACCAAGGGTCCGCAGCCGCCCACGCCAAGCCCGCCGCCGCTGCGCGACGGGAAGTTCAGAAATCAGCGCCCAAGGTAACAAAACAACGCCGCCACCGCAGGCAACAGCGGTGTGCCTATGGCGGCCATTTTGTAGGCATTGTCAATCGCATTGGCCCGTGCGATGCAACCGTTGCCGTAGGCATCCATGCGCGCCTGCTGCAACTCCATTTCCTGTCGCCGGAGACCTTCGAGGGCTTGGTCTGCACCAGCTCCGTGCTGCACCCTAAAGTCGTAGTTCTCCATGAGCGACTGCGGGCCAATGCCGGGGGATAGTTCTTTGGATGTGGCGCCCTTCCACACCAGCAAAGCCGCCGTGCCAGTCCAGCCCACAGCCAGCGCCGCAATGGGCGCCCAACTAAGCACCGAAGCATCGGCCACCCCAATCTTGCCCAGGGCGTAGGCCCCTGCGGCACCACCCCCCGCCACCAGCACAGTGGCCAGCTTGTAGGCGCGCTCGTGCAGGTCGTCATACGACTGACGCAGCACGGCCATGGTCTTGTCGGTGCGCGCCTCCACGTAGTCCAGCGTATCCATGCCATACCTCCAAAGGTAAGCCGCCACCAGGCGGCTTTTTGTTGCCTGCCCAAACCGGGCACAGGCTGCATTAAACCGCTATTCGCATCGGCTTGCTGAAATTTTCCCCATGGGGGATTGACTTACAGTCCCCCATGGGGAAATAATTCGCCCACGTTCACCACAACGAGGGCAAAAATGCACCACCCCACCCCCAGTGCACACGCGTGCACACAGCCCGCAGCGGGCACCCCCACCGACCTCCCCCCAGGCGCCCGCCACGCAGGCGCAGTACTCGATGAAGCCGGCCGGCCGATCCATCACCTCATCCTGCTGGCCGCCCGCCCCGAGAAAGCCCTGAACTGGGAAGCCGCAAAGGCCTGGGCCGCCAGCGTGGGCGGCGACCTGCCCAGCCCCCAAGAGCAGGCCCTGCTGTTCGCCAACTGCCGCGATGTCCTGCCCAAGGCATGGTGCTGGTCGAACAAGAAACACGAGAAAGGCGCCTCCTACGCCTGGCTTTGCAACTTCGGCTACGGCAACCAGTACGGCACCCTCAAGAGCTTTGAGGGCTCAGCTGTTGCCGTCCGCAGATTGATTCTTGAATCCTTCAGTTCTTGCGAAGGCACGACGCACACGGCGCCCAAGCAAGCAAAAACCATCGCCGCCCTGCGTAAACGCCTGGAGCGCTGGGAACTTGATCACCTGCGCGCCCTGTCGGTCAGCCTGCACGATCAGCTTGAGGTCGCCCACGAGCGCATCCAGGCGCTGCAGAGCGACATTGACCGCGCATGGCGCAATGCCGAGGCATGGCAAGACGACGCCATGGAGCTGGTGAAAGCGCTGGAGGCTGCAGGCACTGAGGTCGGCATCACACAGGCCGGGCAGCTGGTGGCCATCGACGCGCAAGGCGGTGCCGCATGAACTCAGTGCACCACCTTGTACCCGGCCAGCCGCTCCAAGCGCGCGCTGTAGGCCTTCCAGTCGGAAGCGCTGGCAGTGGGGATGCATCCATCCTGATAGAGGTATATGCACTCGGGATTGGGGTCTCCCTTGCAAGACAGGGCAACGACCTGTGCCGCGCTGAGGGCTCGTTTGAACTTGAAGTGAACGGGAAACGCGTCGCTATTGAGCCGCTCCGTAGTCGCAAAGCCCAGTGGGTTGTATCGCCTGTTCAACGCCACGTAGCGGCCATCGGGCTGGCGCTGCAGGCAGTAGATCAAGACAAGGTGGCGCAGATCGGTGACGGTCTCTCTCATTGGGTGGCTCCCTTCAAGGCTGAAGCGGTCATTCTGAGCCTGCCTGCAGGCTGGGGCAAGACAACGATGGCCGAGAGGATGGCGGCATTCATCGGCTGCAATTTCATCGTTGACGAGTGGCACCCTGGCATGCCGGTCACGGCAGGGGCCTTGCACCTCACCAATGTGAACCTGGAAGGCAGTGCCGCATGACCGCCCCCGCCCTGCGCCCCTACGTCATCACCTGCGCTGGCCTGCAGTACGTGGCCCTGGCATCCGGCGCCTGCCAGGCCATTGCCGACGCCATGCTGCTGCACGGCGCGCAGACCATCACGGCCAGGCCCCTGCGGCAGACGGGTGGTGCAGCATGACCGCCCCCATCCAGCTCTACGGCCCCTACCGCCGCAGCCGCCTGCGCCGCAACCCCACGGCACGCGCCCTGCTGGCCTGGCTGGGCGTGGCGGCGCTGGCCCTGGTGGCGGCTGCGCTGGTGGTGGGCCTGCCGTTTGCGGCGGGCGTGCTGTCGGCCTACCTGGGCCTGTAACGGGCGCGCGCCATGCACACGTCTACACGCTCTGCCCTGGTGCTCAGCATCCGGGGCCGCATCACCAGCAGCACCTGCCGCGTCACGCGCCAGGGCGTGCCGGTGGTGGAGCTGGAGATTGCCGACGTGCCCAGCGGCCAAACGGTGCACATCACCCACCGCTACCCCGACGCCAGCTTTGCCAGCAGCGCCGCCGCCCGCGCCCTGGCCAACCGCATGCGCGGCCAGCACGCCGAGCTGCAGGCCATCAACCCCCGCTTCAAGGCGAGCCGCCTGGAGTGCGAGGCCGACCTGATCAACACCCCCGAGCCCACCCAAACCCGCAAGGACTTTGAATGAACCCCTACCCCACCGTCATCGGCCTCACCGGCCCCATTGGCAGCGGCAAAGACACCGTGGCCGCGCTGCTGCGCACGCACTGCGGCGCCCACACCTTCGCGTTTGCCGATGCGCTGCGCCACGAGATTGTTGAGGCGTTCTGCATCGAGCACATCTACCTGACGCGCCGCGAGACCAAAGAACACCCCATGAGCGCCCTGGCCCTGAGCCGCTGCCTTGACAGCGCCTTTGTAGACCGCATGGTGGTGCACCACATCACCCACGGCGGCGAGCGGCTCGACCTGACCGCCCCCCGCAGCCCGCGCCAGATCATGCAGTGGTGGGGCACCGAATACCGCCGCGCCCAAAAGCCCGGCTACTGGACGCAAAAGGCCCTGCAAACCGTGCGCTGGCTTGACCAGACCACGCGGCCCAGCCTGGTCGTGATCTCTGACGTGCGCTTTGCCGACGAGGCCCAGCTGGTGCGCAGCCTGGGCGGCTGGATCTGGCAGGTCAAGCGCACCGGCACCGAGGTAGCCACCGGCGCCCATGTGAGCGAAGTGGCCGGCGACGAGTTCACCCCCGACGCCGTCATCAACAACCACCACGACATGCGCCACTTGCAAGGCGTGGTGCTGAGCGCCTGGGCCGAGCGCGCGTGGGGCATGCCTGGGGTGCGGGTGGAGGTGCCAGCATGACCCGCCAGCCAAAGTACCTCACCCAGGCGCAGGCGCCCAAGCACCACAAGTCCATCCTGGTGCACGGCCCCCAAGGCAGCGGCAAGACCCTGAACGCCGAAGCGCTGCGCAAACACTTCGACCTCTCGGCGGTGCTAGACGACTGGTATCCAGGCCAGCCCTGGCCCATGACCGACACCCTGGTGCTGACGCACTACACACCGCCGGACCACATCCGCCGCGCCATCCCCATCAAAACCGCCCTGGCCATGCTGCGCGACAACGCGCCGGGCTATCCCCTGTGAGGAGCACAACATGCCCTACGTAAGCGTCCACGTTGACCTAGATGATTTTGACGACGAAGACCTGCAGCACGAGCTGGAGAGCCGCGGCTACCAAGTGGCAAAGAACGAGGGACTTTCGATCACCGGAGACCTTGATCACGTCGAGCACCTGGCGTCGTGCGGGCTTCTCGCCGATGCGCGACACGCGGCTCTGAAGCTCGTCGGCTCTGCCATTGGCCGCGCCATCCACTGACCCACCCATGAGGCACCCCATGGCAACCGAAGCACACGACACCGTTACCCAGGCCCTCCCCACCCCCGGCGCAGGCCCGCAAATGATGATGGTGGAGGTGGCCCTCATTGAAGAGAGCCCCTCCAACCCCCGCAAGACCTTCGACCCGCTCAAGCTGCAAGAGCTGGCCGAGAGCATCAAGGCCAGCGGCGTGCACCAGCCCATCCTGCTGCGCCCCCTGCCCGGCCACCGCGTGCCCGATACGTGGGGCTTTCGCCGCCAGGGCGCGCCCCTGCCCGCCTACGAGCTGGTAGCAGGCGCCCGCCGCCTGCGTGCCTGCAAGATGGCCAGCGTGGCCGAAGTGCCCGCCATGATCCGCGAGCTGACGGACGAGCAGGCGCTGGAGATCCAGGTTATCGAGAACCTGCAGCGCGAAGACGTCACCGCGCTGGAAGAAGCCGAGGGCTACGAAGCCCTCATGCAGCACGGCCATGCCAATGCCGACCAGGTGGCCGCCAAAATCGGCAAGAGCCGCGCCTACGTGTACGCCCGCCTCAAGCTGCTGGACCTGTGCCAGCAGGCCCGCGAGGCACTGCGCGAAGGCAAGATCGACTTCAGCCGGGGCCTGCTGATCGCGCGCATTCCCGATGAAGGCCTGCAGATCAAGGCCTTGAAGTATTGCAGCGAGAGCAACTATTACGGCGAGCCCCGGGGCTACCGTGACTGCGCCCAGCATGTGCAGCAGAACTACATGCTCAAGCTGAGCAGCGCCAAGTTCAAGACCACCGACGCCACCCTCGTGCCCAAGGCTGGCAGCTGCAGGGAATGCCCCAAGCGCACCGGCGCCAACCCCGATCTGTTCCAGGACGTGGACGGTGCAGACGTGTGCACAGACCCCAAGTGCTACCACGCCAAGGAAGAGGCGCACAGCGCGGCCCAGAAGAAGGCCGCGCTGGAATCTGGCGCGCACATCATCGAAGGCCGCGAGGCCAAGGCCTTGATGCCCAATGCGTGGAGCAGCGAGGTCAAGGGATACCTGCGCCTGGACGACAAGTGCGACAGCCCCACCGATAAGCCCCTGCGCAAGCTCATCGGCAAGGCCATGGAACTGCAGGGCATCAAGCCCACCCTCGTGGCCAACCCCCACAAGGAAGGCGAGCTGGTGGCGGTCATCACCCCCGACCAGGCCGAGGTGCTGCTGAAGGCTGCGAACCAGGAAGAGGCCGCTGCCAAGCTCGAACAAGAGGCCCACCGCGATGCCGAGGCCGAGAAACGGCAAGCAGCCTCCGCAGCAAAAACCGCCTTCGAGGAGCAATGGCGCTGGGACTTGCTGACAACTGCCTGGGACCAGATCCGCAACGGCACCCACGAAGCACCCTCAGACGCGGTAATGCGCGGCATCGCCACCACCATGGCCAAAGGCCTCAACCAAGACCGCGCCAAGAAGCTGTGCAAGCTGCTCGACCTGGGCAAGGTTGCGCCCGTCGCTGGCGTGCTGCAGTACATCGCAGACACCGATGCACCAGCCGACGCCCTGCAGCTGATGGTGATGTTCCAGGACGTGGAATACCGCCACTGGATCGCATCCAGCGAGGCCAACACCGCCCTGCTGCAGGTGGCCCAGGACTACGGCGTCGATCTGGAAAAGGTCAAGGCTCAGACCAAAACCAACCAGCGCGCCGCCACCAAGGCCAAAACCGACCGCGAAGCCGCTAAAACTGCTGCCCCGGAAGGCGCCTCTACCCCGCGCCCCGCTGCGCAGGCCAGCCCTACGCGCGGGAAGGGCAAAGCCCAAAAACCCAAGGCAGACCCGGCCGCGCCCAAAACCACCAAGGCCGAGGCATCCGCCGCCATCGCGGCTGCGCTGCGCGCCACCGAGGAACCAATCCAGGCGCCTGCGGCGCAGGGCATCGAAGCGCCCCCCGCTCCTACGGGCGGGGATGCGCCCGCGCCCGGTGGTGAGGGCGGTGCGGGCGCTGGGGATGGGGCAGCAGTGGAAACAGCCAAGGGCCTGAAGGTCGGCGACGTGGCCACCGTCAAGGCCACGGCCGCAAACGTCAAATGGCGCGGGCGCAAGGTCACTGTGCTCTCCGTGGGCAGCACCATCAAGGTGCGCGAGGCGAACACCTCGCCAGCCAAGGCTGAGCGGTGCTCGTTCTTTGAAGATGACCTGGAGGTGGTGTGATGGATGCTGAAAAAATCATTCAGCGGGCATTTGCAGAGAAGTTTGCCGACGAACGCGCCCACCGCATCGCTACCATCGCCGCCCAGGAACTCATCCAGAGCGAAGGCGAGCGCATCGACGAGGTCGACACCTACCGCATCCCATCGTGCCAGGTGGACGAGCACACGCTCGACTGCATCCAGCACCTGTGCTGGGTAGGCGAGGCCGTGAGCCACGAGACGCCCGACGGCTACGTCATGGTGCAACTGGGTGATTTCACGCTGGGGAGCCTTGCATGATCCGCCCCCACGCACCCCTCCCAAGCACCATGACCGCGCCAAAGTGCCCGGTCTGCACAACCCCCGCGCGCTGCAAGACTGTGGCACTCGGTGTGAAGGGCCAAGCCTGCGCTGGCCGCGCAAATGGCCCTGACGACTGCGATTGCCTCAACGAGTGCGGTGATGACCCGTGGCTCGGGATCGGCAAGAGCATCCCATGCAAAGCCCGCCAGCAAGAGCTGGCACAGAAAGGAGCCGCGTAATGGCCCTCCCCCGCTTCCGCCCCCCCCCACCGCGCCAAAAGCCCTACGTGGACACCATGGGCAAGGCCCTGTTCCGCGCCGCCCGGCTAAGCCAGTCCGAAATCGCCAGCACCATCGGCCCGGCCCGCGAATGCTTCACGCGCCTGCGCGAAGGCGTGGCCACCGAAGACCAGCACACGGTGCTGTACACCATCCTGCGCATCGCCCAGGGCATCGAAGAGAGCGGCATCGTGCGCGGCCTGCATGAGCACATCGCCAGCGCCCTGCAGGCCATGGACGCCATCCGCGCCCGCGCCCTCGCCTCGGGCGCATGGCGCCCCACGGCGCTCCACTACTACGAACTCGACGCCATCCACGTCATGCTGGATCTGCACGAGTACCAGCTTCGCCAGCTCAGTGCCGGCGAACTGACCGCCATTGCCCGCAAGCTGATCGCCCGCACGCAAAGCAGCGGCGGCACGCTGGTGCGCACGTCTGCACAAAACATCGGCCTGCAGGCCGCGTGAGAACCCCATGACTGAAGCCAGCCTACTCACACAAGTCCTGGTCGCCGAAAAATACGGCCCGCGCCTTGGCACCGACCAGCTCGCCACGGTGCTGGGCATCACGCGCGGCGCGGTGCTCAATCAGATCAGCGACGGGAAATTCGGCATCCCCACGTACATCGACGGCGGCAAGCGCTGGGCAGACTACCGCGACGTGGCCGCCTACATCGACCACTGCCGCGCCCAGGCCATGCGCCAGGCGGCATGATGGCCACCCCCCTCGCCCTACTCGTCCGCTGTACCGGCCGCCCGCTGGTGCAGCGACTCAGGCCTCAAGTTCGTGTACCGCTTGAGGTGCGCCCAGCTTTTGTGCCCCGTCACCAGGGCCACTTCCTGCACGGCAAAACCATCCTCGAACAGGCGGCTGGTGCCCTCATGCCGCAGGTCGTGGAAGTGCAGATCCGCAATGCCCAGCGCATCGCACGCGGCCTTGAAGTATTTGCTCAGCGTTTGCGGGTGCACGGGGAAGATGCGGCCCTCACCCTCGGTGCGCGGCTGGCGGTCAATGATGGCCAGGGCATCGCCCAGCAGCGGTATCCACTGGTCGTTCCCTTTTTTCGCGCGCGGGTCTTTGCGGTCGCGCACCAGCACCAGCTTCTTAGCGCGATCCACATCGGCATGCTGTAGCGCCACAATCTCGCCCCGGCGCATGGCCGTGGCCACGGCAAAGCGGGCGGCATCTGCGTACACCGGCCCGAAGTCATGCTCCAGCCGGGCCAGCAGGTGGTGCAGCTCATCTTCGGTGGGGCGCCGTTCGCGCTTGCCACCCCCGCCAATCAGCCCCAGGTGTGACAGCAGTGGCCGCGCCTCAGCCACCACGTCGGGCACACGCACCTTGAGCGCCATGGCCGCATAGCGCATGGCCGTGCCAAGCTTGCTCATCTCCATGTTGACGGTGTAGGGCCCCGCGCCATCCTCGGCCCGGCTGCGCGCGTAGCCCACCAGGTCATCGGGCGCCAGGCGCGTGGCATCCAGCGCGCCCAGCTCGCGCGCCAGGCGCTTGAGCTCGTAGTGTTCGTTGGACGTGTCCAGCACCGGGCGCGACCCATCGCGCAGGCGCCGGTACTCATCAATCAGCGCCCCCACCGTGAGCATGCGCCCCACCACCGCCGCCGCACGCGGTGTCTGGCCACGGTCTATATCGTTCTCGATCTGCCGCGCCCACGCCTCTGCCTCGGCCTTGCTGCCGAAGGTCTTGCAATATGATGGGAACCCCTTGCGCCGCACCAGCGCTCGCCAGCGCTTGCCAATTTTGACGATGCTCGCCATTCGCCGCCCTTTGTGAGTGATACGTGTACCACTCCGTATCATTGGGCTAATGATACAGGGCCAAAACGGATGATTGCCAGCGCATGCCGCGAGAGTGGTGCGAGTAGAATCGCAGGGGCCGCTCCTCGTAGTTCAATGGATAGAACGAGTGCCTCCTAAGCGCTAGATACAGGTTCGATTCCTGTCGAGGGGACCAGGCACCTCAGCCGAGCAAGGCATCCAATGCCCTTGCGCCAAACGCTCCCAGGCGGCTTCCACGTGCGCAGGGCGCATCAGTTTTTTCTTGCGGGCATTCCACTGCTGCACGGCCGACAATGCCGCCTGTGGTGAATGCGCAGCGCCTTCTTGTTCAGCTACCCAGTGCACGGTGGACAGCAACTCCATGCCATAGGGAGACTGGAAACCCTCAATCAAACGCCCCAGCCGCTCCAGCCGCTCCATGAGCACGGCATCACCTTGCTCAGCCAAAAATGTGTCGGCCTCTGCCAAAGCGTCCTGGATAGGTGCGAGTTCGGAATCCACCGAGCCATCCCCCAGCCCCACTATGAAATGCCCCTCCATCCGCTGAAGCGCGTGGCGCAGTTGATCGGAGTATGGGCCGTAGAGGTGCTTTTCAAAGCGGAGTCCCAAATTCTGACCGGCCACCTGAAGGAAGTACCCTAGTTTCTGGACTTCTATCTTGGTCAGGCCATAGTCCAGATCGCGGTAGGTCTCGATGGACTTCAAAATCGCAGCGCGCCCTGCAGTCATCTTGGGGCGGTGGGTGCGCACCACCATGTCTTTGGCAGCAGGGGCTGCCCCAGGCTCAAACAGGCGCACCTCCACGTCGGGCAGATCAGCAAAGGCCGCTTCAATCAACGGCTTTACATCGCGCCAGTCCAGCCCGCCATTGCCGCAGCCCAAAGGCGGCACCGCCAACGACCGAATGCCCAGCGCCCGCACCTGCGCCACCAAGTCCATCAAACCGTCCTCAATGAACGACAACTGCGAGTTGCCCCGCCAATGGTCTTTGGTGGGAAAGTTGATGATGAAGTGCGGCTGGGCATACGCCCCGGCATCAAACACCATCATGCGGCCCGGCCGCACCTGGCCTGCCTTACAGGCGGCGTGGTAGGCCGCAAAGTTGGCGGGCCACTTGTTCTTGAACTGCAGCGCAATGCCCTTGCCCATGACACCCACGCAGTTGACCGTGTTGACTATGGCGTCAACATCGTCCTGCTTCAACAAATCGCCGTAAGTGGTGTGGATGGTCATGGTTACTGGCCCAAAAAGTACCAGTCGGTCTTTACTTCAGCCCGCAATGGTACCCCTGCGGCATCCAAAATGGCCTGAACCGCCTGGGCCTGGAGGGCATTGCACACCCCCCGCGGGTGAATGCAGCCAGCGGAACCTGGCGATGAACCAAGAACTCGGCCATACGTAACTCTCTGCGCTGCACATACCGCTCGTTCTGGTGCTGGTTGTGGAAATACTTGCAAAACCCATCGAGGGCAGGTGGTTCGGTGAGCAAATCCCACGCGATGGCCTGGGCCAGTTGCGCCACGTCGTTGTAGGCCTTGCTGTAGGCCAGCGTGGCGTTGCGGTCATAAAACACAAACGGAGTGCCGCCCGCTGTCACCCGGTCCACCGTGGTTTCCAGGTGCACGATGTCTTGCTGCCGCAGATCGCAGCCCACCACCTGACCGTTGTGAATGGCACTGAGCATGGGCGAGCGCGGCGCAAAGTAGAACGGCACGTAGTCATGCACCGAGCCGCCCGGTGGCAAGGCCACCCGCTTGGCCGCCCGCACCCCTTGCGCACCTGCGTGGGCAATGTTCTGGTAGGCCACGCCCGCCGCCGCGCCCTGCGTTTTAGAGAGCAAGGCCCCCGCACGGCACAGCGCGGGCAGATTGCCGATGGCGGTGATGTGGAACAAGCGAACGGGTTGCGGCATGGGCATGGCGTGTCAGGCCAGAGCCTGCTGTTGCACCAGCGCCTCGGCCAGACGGGCCTGCACGGATTGGCGCTCGGCCAGGCGCTGGCGCAGGTCAGCGCACAACTGGCGCAGTGCCGTGACGCGGGCGACGATGCGGGATTGTTCGGGGAGGGGTGGGAGGGGAACCGGCAGATCGTTGATGTTCTGCAAGTTAAGCCCCGGCTTTGCACCGTAGCTGCTCGTCAGCAGCAACTTTCTACCTTCATATTCGCCTACCAACCAAAGGTGAAGGCAGCTCACCAAGCTCGCGTCAAGCAGTCGCACCAACGCAACGTGTTGGCTCACATATGCCTCGGAAATTGACTCCGAAACCACAGCAGCCTTCCCGACGTTTGCACCGGTAATCGTTATCAACACATCGTGAAGCTGCACCTGCGTTCTCACGCCCTCGGTTCCATCAGGCAACTTCACAAATGCGCGTTCATCGAATTCAAGGCGGTCGTACTTGATGTCCTGGGAGCGTATGAAAGTGGCGCCTTCTGCCGCATAAAAATCCTTCCAGCTTCTGGAGCCACTGGTCACCAGTGAGGCCAATGCCCCCAACCGCACCCACTCCCAACCCACCGGCAACGCAAACGGCTTTTCCTCGTCAGTGATGGGCGGCAGGAGTTTGTCGCGTTTGATCGTCCCCTCGGCAATCAGCCGGTCTTTTTCGGCGCGGATTTTTTGCAGCAGAGCGCTGGCGGGTTCATCGCTGGGGTCTTGGGGCACGAGCAGGCCGCGCACGGCCAGTTGCAGCAGGGTTTGCTCCAGGGCGTCGATGGCTTCGGGGCGGTCCAGCAGCAGGTCAAAGTGCTGGGCCACGCGCTGCCAGTGGTCGGCCAGTTCCTCGGGCGTGGCGCTGGCGGTGAGCGCGCCCAGCAGGGTGCTGACCAGTTGGGCGTGTTGCGCGGCCTCCAGCCGGCCCTTGGTCTCCAGCGCATCGCACAGGCGCATGAGTTCTTCCACGCGGGCGACGATGCGGTATTGTTCGGCGAGGGGGGGTAACGCGATGTCTAAATCTAGAAGCGAAGCCCCCTTCAGATTGTTAATGCCAATGCCAGCAGAAGCCTCTGAAACAGATTCGCGGTACAT